CTACGCAAAGTGAAGTTCTTTTGGGAGCTTCATGGCGATGATTTAAAGATTGAGGGCAAACCCCTTATCCAAACACGCAACTACACGCTGTCGCTAGGCGATAAGGCTTCGTTACGGAAGGACTTGGAATCTTGGCGTGGCAAATCATTTACCGATGATGAGTTGCGTGGCTTTGACCTTAGAAACCTACTGGATAAATGGTGCATGGTTACTGTTCAGCACAGAACTGCCAATAACGGCAATACTTACGCTGATGCGGTGGCTATTACCCCAGTACCTGCAATCGTACAGAAAGCTGGCGTACCACAAGGTGTAAACCCTTGCGTCTTGTTTGACTTGCAGAAGTTTGACCAAGAGGTTTTTGACAGCCTATCACAAGGCTTAAAAGACCAAATTATGCAGTCAGCCGAATATCGCAACACTTTCAGTAAGCCCGATGTTAATAAGCTACTGCAAGACGCTGCCATAGAGGATGACATTCCTTTTTGAGGAGATAGCCATGAACCACATGATTAAAGACTTTATTGACCAAAAATATACAGTCAAGACCTTCCAAGAACGGGGCTACGATGAGGAAGTACCCATCATCGGGTTTGCCCAAGATGACTTGGAAACTGTCATTAAGACTGTGGTTCAGGCTTGTGCCGACAGGGTTAGAAACTCAGATGATAGAACGGCTGTGCTACAGTTAATGTAATGTTTAACAGGGGGATGTATGTTAGTGAAAGAGCATCAAAGTGAGAGTGGTCATTGGTACTTACCCAATGGCAGTCCAGCCTATCGGGTCGTTGGCAAGAATGGCAAAGAAAGAAACACAACTGTCAAAGACGCAAGAGAACATGGTTTATTGCCCAGCGTCACCACAATTATTGGTTGTGCGTCAAAACCCGCATTGGATGTATGGAAACAACAACAAGCCATTCTCGCTGCACTTACATTACCTCGCTTAGAGGGTGAATCTGAGGAAGATTGGCTAAGTCGGGTCGTATCGGATTCTAAAGAAACTGCCAAGCAAGCAGCAGAACGGGGAACGCAGATACATGGGGTCATAGAAGCCTTCTACGAGGGTATTTATATACCTGAGCTACCACCCTATGTCCGAGCCGTAGAAAACGCCATAAACGAGCATTTTGGCTCACAGCTATGGATTTCTGAGAAGTCCTTTGCTTATGGTGGATTTGGCGGTAAATGCGACTTAGTTGCCAAGTCAGGCTTTGTGGTTGACTTTAAAACAACAGAAAAAGACCTAGATAAGCTCGATTACTTCTTTGACCACCAAATGCAACTGGCAGCTTATAGACAAGGCTTTGAGATGCCTAAAGCTCGTTGTGCCATTGTTTATGTCAACGCCCTACAAAATAAGGCTAAACTAGTCGAGATACCTGATGATGACCTGCGAATCGGGTGGGAATGTTTTACCCATCTTTTAGCGTTTTATCGGGCAAAGAATAAACTATAATGATTACGGGGTGGCGGCAATCCCCCTGCCACAATCTCCTTCACACCGAGGGCCACCCCACCTTACAATGGGCGAAAGCTGGTGATGTACCGAAATCTTGAATTGCGGAGAAAGTAGTGCAATATCTGACAAAACAGCGAGTAGCCCACCTTTACAGGGCGTTAAGCCGCCCCAAGAGGATGTGGCAAGTAACGAATTTTGCGGCTTTCAGCGTTACATGAAACAGCTACCAAATCTTGCCCTGTCTTTTTATACATTAGGGAAAGTACTTAGTTGCACTATATGTTAAGTTGGCTTAATATTTAATCGTTGTTTAACCAAAGGGGGATTTATGAAAGACTTTTTATTAGGTATGGTTGCAGGTGTGTTGGCGTTTGGCATACCTGCTATTGTTTATGTAATAAGAACTGGGGGAATATCATGATTGGTACTGTAACGATTGGCGATACGCCTGTTGATGTATATGGCACAGAACTGCCTAGTGAACCTGATGTTGGCATTATGGGCAATTATGTAGAAATTGAGGATTTAGAGGTGGGTGGTATTAGCATCTATGAGATGGTCGCTAATAACCCAATTTTTGAACAAATCCAAGAAGCAATTAACGATATGGTGAACGCATGAAAGCATTTCCTACAACTTATAGAAACTACGATGAAAGTATTTCCCATGACTGCACGGGCATGGATTTACGAGATTACTTTGCTGCCAAAGCTATGCAAGCAATTATTGGCAAATCAGATGATGTAAGCATAAATATAGTTGAAGTTGATAACTGGATTGGTGATTATTCTTATGTAGTTGCTGACGCTATGATGAAAGCGAGGACAGAATGAACCCATTTGTAGCTACAATTTTATTTGTGTTATTTGCAGTAGCGTGTACAACTCTAGGTTATGGTTTAGCGGGGTATCTATGAACATTCCATACAACAACGGCAAAGTCAGTATTGGTAAGTATTATGTGCCACCCAAGTATGTCGAGAAAGACACCGATATGCTTGAGCTACAGTCTTATTTAATCCACGACCCAGCCCGTCTTAATAGGGCGTATTGGACTGAAAAGGCTTTGTTAATAATGAGCCTGTTTGTAGCGTTAATTGTTTTCCTCAAGAGCTAGTTTTCTAGCATCCTCAACCCGATTAAGCCAGCCTTTAATAAAGCGAGCTTGGTCGGGTTTTCTTGCCACTATGCCTTGATAGAAGTCTGCCCTAGCGTCTGAAAACTTTGCAATAAGGTCTTTAGGGTTTGCATCATTAATTGCTGCCATAGTCTTAGGCCCGATAACTCCATCAGCCACGCATCCAATCGCCTGTTGTAGCGTCTTAACGCTTCGCCCTGTCCCTGCATTAACGGCAAAATCAAATACCACATAATCTAAGCCTTTCGGTAAGACTTCACAGTAGCTAGGATTCCAATACTTTAATTTGTACATTGGGGCTATTTTTTCGGGGGTTAGAGCCTTCATATCAGCTTCGGTGACAGGATGCCCCACAAATTCTTCCCAAACCCTCTGTGTAACCCCTAAATTGGTTCTACCACCTGAGTCTAGTGGGTCGTTTACATAACCACCTTCATGCTTCAGAATACGGGCTAAACACTCCTCAAATCTCATTTTTTAGCTTTCATCTCAATAATCTTTTCAGCCGTTCTACCGCCAAAATAGGCTAGAAATACGATTTGCCCCCATTGACCGAGCAACTGGACATAGTTTTGGTTAGCATCGTAGCCAAAGGCTGACATCATAGCAAATAGGAAATAAGCCCCAAAAATAGCGATTAGAGCCATTGGGCGAATGTTTTTGGATAACCAAGAGTCGCTAGACATATCGGCTTCCCAACGCTTTGTAACCTCTTGGGCTTCGGCTATATCGGCTTGCATTTTAGCCAATTCGCCTTCTTGTTGGAGTTTTACCAGTTCTAACTGAGCTTTAGCCTTTGCTTCAGGGTCGGGGATGAGCTTGTCAATGAGCTTAGTGCCAATATCAAGAATCGCTGTCAATGGAAACATTATTTATAACCCCATACTAAAAAGTAAGCTATTACGCCAGCTACCGCAAAACACCAAAACTGTGCATTTCTAGCCTTGTTTAAATCTTTGTTAAATTCTTTCTGAAAATCTTTCTCTTGCTTCTCTAACTTGGCTTTCAAGGCTTCAACTTCTGCCCATCGTTTGCCGTATTTTTTAAGAAAGTCGGTTCTAATTTGTGCTTCTTCTCGCCTAACCCGTTCTTCGTGTTCCCATTGAATTAATACTCGTTTTAAGAACAGTTCTTTGCGTACTTCGTTTTCTCGTAACTCTCTGCGTCTATCTATGTTCCTTTGTACTGCAACATCGGTGGCTTCTTTTTGTACATTCTCAATACTTTTAGACAGTTCTTTAGCCGATTGACGGCTTGTATCAAGGTTACTAGTTAGGGTTTTAATCCCTTCGTGAAGTTCCATAGTTTCATTTTGGCAAAGACCACCCATGAGTAGATAGGTAGGCATAACCTAAACCGCCTACAAAGACATAGAAAATAGTACGGATAGAGAACCAACCAAACTGGGTTACTTTCTCGTTTAACCACTCTTTAATGGCTTCTTTAACGATTTCTTTTTCAATTTCGTTAGCCATTTTTCTTCCTGACAGTCTTAGTAGGAGTCTTTTTGACAGCAGGTTTTCTTTTAACCGCAGGTTTTTTGGGCGTGGCTTTAACTTCACCTTCCCAAGAATTCAGCAGAGTTAGCCAATGCACCTTTTTGGTGTAGCCCATCTTATCGAAAACCCAGTCAATGATAAACATTATGGCAAAGTCCCAACAAACGCATCAGCTTGTGTCATCACATTCCCAGTATCATCTTGCATTTCTGCACCAGCTAAGACATCTTTTTTGAAGTTTTGGTAGTCTGTGTTGGCTGGGTCAAATGGAACTGATAAAACTTGTTTATTATCAACAAATTTATTTACAGCATTTGATTGTGTTCCCATTGGATTTAAAACTAATTGATATTTAATCATAATTCCGCACTCCATTGAGAATTAATATCAGCATTTTGTGTTAGTGACAAAGCCATGCCACCAGTCATTCCTGATGAAGTTAATGAAAAATAAACTCCATTGGTTGAAGAACCAAGAATGGAATATGCAGAAGCAGTATAGTTTGTAGAATTAGATTGACCAATTAATTGACCAATAGTTCCAACAGACCATGTTGGATTTGTTCTCATAGGAACAGGAAATTGAATACATCCACGCATCCCTGTTGAGCTTGATGCAACAGCTATTGAAAAAGGTGCATCTGATGTATATGTTTGTCTCCAAAAATACCGTTGGCAAAGCATCAATTCAGTCCCAAAAGGTCTGTAATCAAAGCTAGTAGCTGTACTGCCTACCTCTAATTGCACACCAGTAATGTAGAAAGTTGCTCCGTTTGTTCCGACTACGGATGTTGCTCCTGTGGCTGAAAGGTAGTTTGTGGCTGACCATGCACCAGCAGTTCCGCTATAAGTAGAACCAACACCAAGACCAATTTGAAGTTGTAGTCCTGCACCACTAGTTGTTGCCCATGTTCCTGATGTATCGCCAGCAATCGTGATTGATTTTTGTTCCCAAGTATTTGCTGAAGAAATTGTATAGGTAAATGGATAGTTTCTTGAACCACCATCATTGTAAACTGAACCACCAAAAGTACCAGTTAATGAACTACGCACCCAAAAACTAATAGTAATTGTTTTAGCGTTAGCCGTACCAAAACCTAAATCGGCAACATTAAACCCTTCAATTACTTGCTGTATAACAAAAAAATCACTAGCACTAACAGAATATGCAGACAAAGAAGTAACACCTAAATAATTAGTAAATCCTGCTGGTGGAGTTACAGAGCCAGCATTTTGCTGAACAGAATATTTTGATGATTGAGTAAGTCTTGCTTTCCATCTATCAAGTGTGTAAGTAGAATCAGATGTTGGAGTAACACTAGCACCAGCATTACGCTGGTCAATCACCATCGCACCATTGATGATGCGGTTTTTCATATTAACGGATGGTGTTACCGCATTAGCAGTAATACTCCCGTTGTACATGGGAGTTGTTATTCCGTTTGTGCCGTCTAAGGTTATAGGCATTATGCGACTCCTTTTAATGCTTGAACTTCTGCTTTAGTTGCATCTAGTTCTGCTTTAAGTTCTTGGATTGAAGCAATCATCAATGGGATAAGTTCTGTGTAGCGAACAGTTAAATATTCTTCAGTACCATCCATTTCAATAGTTGTTGAATCTACTGCTTCAGGCACAACATTTTGAATTGATTGAGCAATTACACCGACTTGTGGCTTGCTATCTTCGTCAGACTTCCATGTAAATTTAACTGGTTGAATTTGTGCAATATCATTCAAAGCATTTGTATATGTGCCTGTAATGTTTTTAAGTCTGCTATCAGAAAAAGTTCCCCATGATGTAGCACCGCTACTTAATTGAACACCAGCAGAAGTTGAGTTATATGCAATTTGAAATACAGTTGCTGAATTGATATTTCCTACATACCCTATTCCACCAGTAGATGGAACTCGCATTGTTTGGTTTGTTGCTAACTGTAAAAAACCCGCTCCTGACGCAAACTCTAAGTTACCACCAGAGGTAATACGCATCCGTTCTGTGTTGTTTGTAGCAATTCTTACATATCCGTTTTGCACATTGTAGATTGCAAAATCATTAACACCAGCATCGCTAAACCCTAAATATGCTTGGTCTGCACCTGATTCAGTTTTAAATAAAGTGTAATTGTTTGCTGAACCTGAACTTCTTTGTAGTGTTTGAACTTCGCCTGAACCATAAACATGAAGTTTTCCTGTTGGACTAGCAGTGCCAATACCCACTTTCTGTGAAGTATCAATCGTTAAAGCAGTCGTGCCGTTATTGGTTTGGAGTTGTAATGAGCCTGAGTTATCAGCACTTGTTACCAAGCCTGAGGAAGTTGTTGCGTTGAGAATGGATGGCATTATTTAACTCCTTTTGGATGACGGGCTTTAACCGCCAAGCAGTCAGCAATGTATTTATCAATCTGTGCTTGGTCATTCTTTACTACACCATCCAAATATTCGGCTGGATTTGGGTATTCTGATGCTCGTTTAGCAATATAAGCATGAGCATCTACATAAGCCTGTACTGCGGCTTTATCGTATGCGACTTCGTTGCCGTCTGCATCGTAAGCAACATCGCCACGAATGGTTACTACGGATGGATTTAGTTTAAGTATGGCTTCGTGGTTCATCCCGCTATCTCCATTAAAGTAATTGATGATGTTGAACCATCTCCAGCACCGCTACTTTGAGAATAAATTATCCCACCACCAACACTTCTAAATTGAACTTTGTAAGTAGTTGATGAAGTTGTTGATGGAGAATCTAAATATTCAACACCGCATGAACCAACATAGTTACTATCGGCTGATGCTGTATATGTAGCAGAAGATTCATAATTAAAAAGACTTGTTGAACCTCTTAACAATTTAAAAGCCATTTGTGTTGCCGCACCTTTGCCAGTACCATTTATTGTTGCTATAACTAATATTTTGCTGGTTGAATACAATGGTGTTATAGAACCCGAAAGACCAGTATCAACAAAAGAAGTGCTAGTTGTAGTTGTTTCAGTCGAATAAGTAGCATTAACTACTTGCAACACAGAACCAGTAGGTAATGCGGCTTTAGGAATAGATTGACCGCTAGATGCTGTGGTTAGGATTGTTCCTGATACGGCTGGTAAGGTCAATACAGTAGTACCAGCAACGGCTGGTTCTTGTAATGTAACTGAACCGCTCGTACTTCCAACTAAGACGATTGACATTATTTACTCCTTTTGTATATTTTAGTGGTTTTCATCTTACAATACCACCCATCTTTGACCGCTAGGAACTGTCACCACAGCACCACTATTGATTTGAATCGGGCCTACGCTCATTGCGTTCTTACCTGTGCTAAGTGTATAGGATGTCGTTACGATTAGGCTGTTTTCTTGAAACACCTCATCCCCACCTGCACCCGTAGCACCACCACCTAATTGACCCCATGCACCGCCTTGATAGCCTTCAAACTGAGCAGTCGTGGTGTTATAACGAATCTGACCATTTGCGGGGCTTACGGGGCGTTCTGCGGTAGTTCCTGCGGGGATTAAGGCAAACCCTGTAGAACTCATGGTGACATTACCTGTAAAGGTAGGTGTCTTAAATTGAGCAAACTCTATTGCATCACCAGCTACTGACCCTGCTACTAAGTTAACAATCTTATTTGTATTTAGGTCTAAGTTCCCCGTCATTGGGGTTTGACCATCTGCGGCAACCGAATCCGTAAGAGCGGAAGCTATGTCATTCATGGTGTTATTAGCCCATGTAGAACTGATTGTAGTTCCTGTCACCACAGGATTAAGTGGCGGTAAACTGTAAACTCCTGACCCGTTTCTACTCATTTTTCATTCCTTTTTTCAATTCTTCAGCCATTTTACTAGGCGAATAATTTATGGATTCTTTAACTTTTTTACTAATTTCACGCTGTTTTAGTTTTTCAAAACTGTAATCAGCTAATTGACCAACACCAAAAGGTAATTTAGATAAAAAGCCACTTCCATAATTGTCCAAAGCACGAATAATTGCACTAGCAGTATTGGAATAGTTTGCAGCACCTTTTAATGGAGCATTAACCATAATGGTTGTTTCCATTAAATCACGAATTTCTTGTGCCCCTTTTTTGCCAAACAAATAGTCTAACTTGCCGTCTTGGTCTAATTCTCTAACAGCAGTTTTAAATTGGGCTGGGCTAACTACGGGGTTGCCATACATATCGGTATCAATAGATTTTGTTACTTTATCTTTTAAATACTCAATAGTTTGACCTTGTAACTCTTTAAATGCTTGTTGACCTTGTGGCCCACCTTTTTTAAGGGCAAACCCTAAATTTTTAACATCATCTAACGAACCATTAATAATAGACTTTTGAAATACATCCTCAAAAGCTACTAATCGGTCAGTAGAGTTAGGTTTTGTATCTAATAATTTACTAATTGCCCCAATGTTTTCAAATTGACGGCTGTAGTTTTGGCGTAAATTTCTAGCTTTTTGGTATAAATCACCACCTTTACCTTCGGTTGCCACATCAATTTTGTCTTTAATTTGCCGACCAAAATATTGATTTTGTGGCTCGTACCCAGCCAATCTATTAATCATTTTTCTGACTTCTTCTAAATCATTAATAGATACTTGATTATTTTTAGCCAAGTTATTTAGTTTTACTCTTGCACTTTGAATAATTGGTGCGTTAATTTCTTCAGCTTCAAGACTGTTTACATACTTAACAACATCAGAAACATCAATCATTTCGCTTGTTTGTCCAGCGTCTTTTGCTGTTTTGTAAGCATCTCTAAAAGATTTTTTAGCTGTTTTGGCTTGGTTTGAAAGAGCTTCTGTGACAACTTTGCCAGTTGGGTTTAGACCAAATGTTTCTTTGCCTGTTGCATCAATATAAGTATCAAAGTTTTGCAAAATAGCATCATTGCGGTCTGCTTGAGCTTTAATTAAAGGTTTTCCTACTGTTTCAGGAAAGTTTTTAGCAGTTTCAATCTCAAATTGTTGTTGAGCCAAATCACGAGTTGCTTGACCTTTGCTTGGATATACAGGCACACGCAACTGAGTTGCCATTTGGGTTCTTGTGACAGCTTCAGGGGTTTGTGCAGCACCTACACCTGACATAGTTGGTTGTGGTTGACGCAAGGCTTGAGCAATTCTTGGCCCTGTTTCTTGCACAGCCTGACCAATTTGACGGGCTTGTGGGGGTGTTCCTTGCACCATGCGAGCATAGCTAGGTAACATACCTGTAGGCAATACTGGGGGCAATTTAGACGCTTCAAATGCACTACCAATGCTTTGCAATACATCTTGGCTTACAGGGCTTGTAGGCTGATATTGAAATTGTTGAGCTAATTCAGGTCTATCTACACGCTGATTAGTGCCTTGTTGGATGTTTTGAATTATGCCTTTACCAACGCCTAAAAATGGTGCAACAGCCCCAGTAACCATAGTTGCAGGCACTTCGTACAAAGCCTTAACTTTGTCAGTCATAGTGCGTTTTGGCTCAGGTTTTACTTCAGGTTGTGGGGTTTGAGAAACAAGAGTTGGCACATCCGTATTAATGATGTTTGAACCCAAATTTTGTTTTGGTTGGGTTTTATACAGCTTTTTGGCTTGAGCAATAACATCTTCTTGACTAGCCCCAACAGGGCCAATCAATGTTATTTCCTTACCATCAGGAGCAACGACTGTATATTCTTTTTCAGCCATTATTTAACTCTCCAACCGCCTTGTTGACCTGATGGCATACCAGCCCGTTTACGAGCTAATTCCATGCCTTTAGTTACATTTTCTTCAAATTCTCTTGCGGCTTTAACAAACTCAACCTCTGACTGAGCCAAACTCATTCTGTTTAAGGCGGCTGTTGCTTTAGCACCTTCTTGTTCAGTAATTTGACCTGCACCTCTAATTGTTTCGTAAGCCGCCAAGAATGTTTGACCGCCAATTTGCTTTAAGCGTTCTTTAAAGTCAGTTGTATCGGTTGCTGGCAAGAATCCAGCTAAACCAAATCCACCAGTAATACCGCTTACACCAACAGCAGTATTAAATCCAGCATGGGGAGCTACTTTTCCGTATTGGATGCTTTCTTTACCTGTTTTGGGGTCTCTAACAACTTTTGCATCACCAATTAGTGCATTAACATTATTGATAGTGTCTTGCATAAATCCGATTGCAGCAGGTGCTTTTTCAGCATATTCGGCTTGGCGTTTTTGAGTATCAACAAAAATCTGCTTATTGGCTTCATTTCTTGCTTGTGGCGACATATTTGGGCCACCCGTATAAGAAGCTTGGGTCATAGTTGGTTGATTGCCAACAGTAGGTTGACCTACAACTTGACTTTGACCGCCACCTACAGCTTGGTTAGGCATAAATTGAACATTTCCACCATAACTTCCTGTTTGTGGTCTTGCACCGCCTGATGGCAAAGCCATTCCAGTTTCGTATTGGAATTTTCGACCTTCTAATTCAGTAAATGCAGGTTTTGTGCCACCTTCAATAAAGGTAGATAAAGGATTGGCAGCGTTGTAGTCAACCCAACCTTTTCTGACAGAACCATCAGGATTTGGCAATTCTGCTTTTTCCCATTTTGGCCCTTCAGTCAATTTCTTCATAGCAAGTTGCTGTAAAGCAGGGTTGTAAGCAGTAGAACCAAACAAGTAAGCTGCTTGAGGGTCGCCACCAGCACGATAGGTCTGAGTAGGAATGTTGCCACCAGTTTCAGTTGGCCCAGCTTGCTCAAATGTTTGTTCTTTTCCACGCAAAATATCACGATATTGATTCATTTCACTAGCGTACTGCTGACGCAATGCTTTAGCTAAATCAGCACTAGCTTTTTCACCTTTTTCGGCAAGTTTTGTACCAGCATAAGTTTGAAACATTGGTGCTGCGTATTGAAAGAAACTAGGTGCAACATACCGCCCACTTACCATCTGTCCTGACGGCATAGATTGACCCTGTTGCATAAGCAACTGAGCCATCTGCTGTTGGCGGTTTAAGGCTTGTTGTTGCTGTAGGATTTCAGGTGGTAGATTACCGCCTACATTGAGCATTGGTTGTGCCATGTTAATTCCTAGTTATTTGGAAGTAATTGACCATAAGCCCCTACTACAGGCATATTTTTTACAGGCGATAAATTAAAACCCATGCCCGATTCTTGAGCCGCTAACATTCTGCTTTGTTGAGAATAAGGGTCTGTTCCGTATGTGTTAGATACATCAAACTGAGAGAAAGGGTTATAACTGCTTGTGCCACCCATTTGCACATCACTTGCATTTACACCAGCTTGGTCTGTTGGTTTACCTTTGCGTAACATCATAGCCATAGCCATCGGATTCATACCACCTTGTACTGTACGCCCTGCATCTTGCGTTAACCCCTGAGCCTGTTGCATAGCCTGTTGTTGCATAGCTTGTTGATTTGCTATGTTTTGATAGTAAGGACTTAGCCCACCTAAATCTTGGGTTTGTGGCATTTGTTGAATATAAGGGTTGTACATATTCATGGTAATAATCCGTAATCTACGACTTTATAGCCGTCATCTAAGGTCTTAACTGCATATGGGAATACTTGCTCTACTTCTTGTGCCATGACACCAACATGGATGCCATCGCCTGCTAATGGGTGCGATTTAACTTCATCTTTGTATTCAAAGCTATAAAGAGTTAATCCATTAGGCATTACACCGATTGCTTTAATGTTTTCTTTTGCACGAATGTCAGACATTAATGCTGCACCGCCTAGACTAAATAAACCTTGATTGAGATTAGCTTGAGCGGCTTGTTTAGCATTAAAGTCACCCATTTGGGCGTTGTATCCCATCTGTGCTGCACCCAATATATCAGGGCCTGCGGTAGTAGCTTGTTGGGCAGAATTAACGAATTGTGGGCCTTGTACTTGAGCACCTGTACGCACCGCAGATAAAGTGTTTAAAGGTTCGTTTCTAAGGTAGGCTTGTTCTTGCAATGCAGACTGACGGGCTTGTTGTCCAACGCCAAAACCTTGAGTTGTGGCGGCAGCTAATAAATCATTCTCACGCTGGGCTTGTTGCATCATGGCTCGGTCATACGCTGTAGAGCCAATGTCAATACCTTTGTTTGCAAGCTGTTGCTGTAGTTGTTCACGCCCTTGTTGTAACTGTGGGGCAAGCCGTTGCATATAGGCTTCTTGATATGTCTGACTAGGATTAAACCCTGTGCTTGGTAGTTTGCTTGTGTCAAACGGGGTTTGTAGCATATTTTCTACATAACCTAAACCTTTATTAGCAAGTTGTCCCAATCCAAGACTAGCTTGGTTTTGATAATCAAGCAGTTGTTGTTGGGCGGGGCTTAAGGTTTGAGTAGCAGTCCAAGTAGGATTGCCGTATGGGTCAGCACCAGTAATAGAATAGCTAAGATTGCCATAAGGCGTGACTTGGTTTACTCGGTTAGCCGCAGTTGCCTGTCTAGCGGCATCTAAGTTACCCGCAGCCGTTTCTTGTGCAGCAGCCCTGTAATCAGGAGCAGCAGGGGCACTTGGAGCAGGCCCTAATCCTAAAAATCCACCACCACCCATACTATTCTCCCTTGTTTAAAGAGCATCGGATGTTAAGAAACCGACACTCCTCTTTTCTCATAGCCATAATCACCAAATCACCACTCATGTGGGCATCAGGTATTTCAGCTACAACCTTAAAGCCCAAATGTCGGTTTAACTTTAGGGCATCTGTGTTATCAGCACAGATTTGCCCTAGTATAACGCTAACTCCTAGTTTATTAAAGGGGTAATCAAATGCCGCCCATAATAAATCCCTGCTCATCCAATTCGTTTCAGCTAATGCTCCAATGTGCATTTCACAAGCTTTTGGCATGAAATTACAATAACCAACTACAGCTACCAAATTGCCATCTTTTAACTGCCCTATACATTGGGTGGTTTCAGGTAGGGGAAAGTTAAGTATTCTGACCAGCCATTCCCCCAAATATCGCTGATTTTCAGTCGTAACATTCCTCACAGTACCCCGCCACGCTCCATTACATAATCGGTTGATGCCCAATGAAAATCAATGCCTTGACTTGCTACATTCAGGCTAATTGAGCCTGCATAGCCTATTCCTGTCACGCCTTGCCATATTTTGCTTGTCAATAAAGCCCCACCC